TGCGGATCAAGGGAACCCTATGACCCCATACGCACTTCAATTTGGAGGAACTCAATAATGTTATTAGACCCAACACCAGGCGGCTCATTTTTAGCAGTTACTGGATCTGATTTAGATCCTGTAAAAATAGGAGATTATCGTTGTCCGAGAGGAACCAAGGTAACAATTTCTCAAGAGAAAAACTATTCCAAGACAACTGTCCCAGGACGCGAAGGAACAATCAAAGAAGTTGTAGGTTTTCATGATTGGCAACTTACAATTGAATTTGAGTTTGTAAGTAATACCGGAATGCAGTTAGACGCCATATCAGAACTACGCAGCATTAAGTCAAAATGGATGAAAATGGATTCCCTGGAAATCGTTCATCCTAAAATCAATGCGCTCGGAATTATGAAAGTTTTTTTAACTCGGGTCGAATTCCCCGATGAAGACAGAAGTTTTGAGCTTCCAGTCCGCATTGAAGCAATTAGTGACGACCCTCTCTTTAACTTGGAGACTCCGTCGAAATGAATGCTCCTGTCCATTACGTGAAAGAGAATGATACTCTCCAAAGGATCGCGGCGTTCTACTGGGGAGATTGGACATTGTGGCCTCTTCTTCAAGATTTCAATTCGCACCTAACTCAAAAAATCGGTTTCGATTGGCCCGAGAAATTGAAAGATGGGATCGCCTTGAAAGTACCGACGAGTCTTCCTACTTCGGATCTTGAGCACACAGTGGCAAAATCCGATTCTTACGAGTCCTTGAGTTTATTCTACTATTCTACAGAACATTTCAGCGAACGGATCCGAAATCAAAACGAGCGAAAAATCCTACGTTATTTAATCGGTAGTAGGATTACAATTCCAGCGCTTGTGGATCGAAGATCATTTCAAGCTGCTAAGGAGAGAATCAAAACATGGCTTTAATTATGAGACAACGTCTTCTCATAGGCGGTAAAATCCTTCACAAAATCTCGGAAGCAGAACTCATCAGCGGACGCAAAGAACCGCATGCCCAACTGACAATTAGACTCCCGAAGATGAAGGGATATGACAGTAAAGCATTCAAAAAGGGTGATTTAGTACGTTGGTGGGCATGGTATGAAGGCTATCCCGAAACTTTGGAGTTTGAGGGGAAGGTAGTGAGTATATCTCCAAAGATGCCCTTGGAAATTGTTTGTAGAGATGGGATGTATGATCTTCAACTCAAAACTGTAAATTTCCACATCAATAAAATGACCGTCGCTTCTCTCGTAAATCGTTGTGTAGTAGGAGAAGTGATTTCTAAAATTGATCCCGCAATTGCAAACGAATTAGTAGGTGATGATTTAGCCGCAGGCAGAAGAGTAGCATTTGTTTTACGTCGTCTGGCAAAACAAGGAATCGATGCGTTTTTTCGTCGAGGGATTTTGATTGTCCAAAATCCAACTCGTATTTCCGCTCCCGCTAAAAAGAAAGTCTTTCAATTAGGTCACAACGTCATCAAAGACAATCTATCCACACGAGAAAGTAGACCGGTCAAAGTTAAATTAAGAAGTTATAATATAGATACCGGAAGGATGCAGGAAACTACATATACAGAAAGCGGTGGTGAAGAATTGATTTTTGATCTGGACGGCATTTCCTATTCCGAACTCAAAAAAAGAGCGGAAGAAATCTATCATGAAATTGCGGGAACAGGTCTTGTCGGAGAATTTGAGACCTTCGGAGCTCCTTCGGTACAACATTCGGAAATCATAACATTCAAAGATCCTGATGATGAACTTAGATCGAAGGACATTTTTGTAGATAAAGTAGTTAAAACTTGGTCCGCTAAAAACGCAACCTTTCGACAAGTGATCCACCCGGCTGTAGTCAAGTTTAAGGATGCCGTATGAGCGTTGCTCAGGATATAGTGACTCTCTTTTTTAGTGAGTTTACGATCAATTGGGTAACGATGGCTACAGTCGTTCGCGTCCAGGAGGATCCTGATGATTCCGGGAAACCTGGGCTTCTAACCGCGACAGTCAACGGCGCAAATAAGGAAGATGTTCGCTGGTTTTGGCCTATCAAACCAGCTCCCGGAAGTCGTTGTATTATACTCTTTGGAGACAACAACGTAAGTAGAGCCGTTGCAATCGGCTTCAACAAAATTGCAAAGATCAAAACAAAAGTTGCAGAGCTTTGCGAGATCGAAATCGACGAACAAGGTTTTAAGATAGATCATTCTCAGTTATTATCCGTCGTTGGTAAAATTGCCGAAGGAAAACTGACTTTAAAAAACGGTCCCACTTTAGAAGTCGCGTTAGACTCCATTCGAAACAAAATCAACTTCAAAGGGCAAGTCGAAGTCGGGGACGCAACCATTTCCGGAGTTGATACCAACGCGCTGGAAACTTGGATGAACGAAATCGTTTCTTCCTTGCAAGCTCTTTATGCTGCGATTCAAGCATCGCCAGTAACTCCGATGGATGGAGGAGCGGCATACAAATCCGGACTTGCAGGCGCTATTTCTTCGAAACCAATTCCTTCGGTTCCAGCCGCTTTAAAAGTTTCGAATCTAAAGTACGGAAAGTAAACTTTGTCTGCTATCTCGCACAAAAAAAATAGAAGACATAGCGGACATTCATTCCTACAGATTACTTGAATCGCTTGCGGTCTTCTTTCCCACAGATAACCTCTATCTGTGGATTTTTTAACCGACGCACTTACATCCGATTTACTACTTGATTCTAAAAACTTTGATTTTGCGGAAAGCGAATCGGAAATAGAAGTCGTGCGTTCGATGGTGATCGAAGCCTTCGACATGACTCCTGCGGACGACATCGATTTCCCCGAAATCTATAGCCGCCAACGTAAGCACCTCTACGAAGATGACGATAGCGGTCCTCAAGAACGCATGAACGACGCATTCCGGATCTTATCTCAATTCCCTCAAATCGATTCCGACACAATTAAGATTTCCGTATTCAAAGAAGGACTGTCCATTTATTTCCGATTAAAAACTGGAGAGGAACTTTCTCTCAATCTTGGAGGGAACTCATGATACTATACACCACAAAATCAAACGTTCAAAGAGAGATTGAGCGTAACGTTTCTAATTCTAAGGTTTTTGAAAGCCATGATTTTACTCGGGACTCAAAAGCAAGTACGATTCTGAGGTCTCTTGCAAACGCAATCTATCTATTCATCGATCAAAATCTTGTAGCACTCCAAAAAGCGATCCACTATCACACAGCCGAAGAAGAAGACTTGCACGAGTGGCTGAAGCGCTACGGTTTGGAATGGAAAGAAGCGACTAACGCAAAACACCGAATCCGAATCGGTTCTAAAACGGCCGTTCCTTACGAAGTTCTTATTCCCGTCGGAAAAATCGTAGGAACTGGAGATCATAAGATTCAGTTTCAAATTACGCAAGAATCAAAGATTCTTCCTACAACTCCTGTTGACCCAAGAGGATTTCATACGGTGGAAGTGATCTGTGAAGCTCTTCTTCCTGGCACAAAAGGCAACGTCGCCCAAAACGCAATTTCCGAAATCATCGACTACATTGAAGACTGTGACGTTGTATATAACCCGAATACGGTTCCTGAGTTTGTAGCGCGTGACAGGGAAACGATTGCAAGCGTAAGGTCTCGTTTGCAAGAGGCGGAAATCAAATCTTCATCTTTGTGGACTCCAGAATGGTACGTCAGCGAAGCATTAGGATTTTCTTTTGTAGAAAGAGCCATATTTAAAAGTAGCAAGGCGATCGGAATCCCGGGAGTTATAAAACTTCTACTTAAAGGAGCCAGTGGAACAATTTCATCCGCGCAGTTGCAAATCGTAGAAACACATTTTGATAGCGAAGACAAAAATCCTGGAGGAGTTGCAAAAGTTGTCTGCGAAAATATTAATGCAATCGAAATCAATAAGGTTTTTATTATATACTTCGCTTCGGCTGAATCAATTCCGGATTCAATCACACTTGAAAACATCGTGGATACGTTTTTCTTCTCTCTTCGAGACGGTGACGATTTTGTTACTAGCTCCCTTCGCTCCAATCTTTTAAATCTTCCAGACGCGGTTCAGTGTGACGTCAACAACGGGGATAACATTTCTGTTCCCGCCGGTAGTCTTGCGATCAAAGGATCGGGTTTTGATATTACGGCAACGGTATATTCATGAGTCGTTTTCGTTTCGATTTCAATTCTCTGGTTTGGGCAAACTTAAGAAGGTCTATTCGCCAAACTTCTCCCTTACCAGTTTCTATAAACGAGAACGGAACCGGTGGACTTTCCAACAGCCTTTGGTATCGAGTTCTATTCGCGTTTTTAATTGTGATTCAAGAACGACTCAAAAGATCCAACTGGTTATACAAACAAATCTGGGTGGATACCGCAGACGGTAAGGGCCTCGATTGGTGGGGAGCTCGTTATGGTTTGTCTCGTGAACCAGGTGAATCGGATAGTTCGTATTATCTCAGAATCTTATTCTTAGCGGAATATCGTCGTCTTTCACCGACCCTTTTTGCTAAAAAGAATCTGATTTCAAGAATCACTGGACTTTCAACAGATCAAATTTCAGTCGAACAAGTTTTTGATTATAAATACAGAATGGGCGATCCGATCGGAACTATCCTTGGATCCCGTGATTATTGTTTTTATGCTTTCCGGATCTACATCCCTTCAATTAACAAAAAATCCCGTCAAAATCTAATCCGTATTTTAGATGCAATCAACATAGGCGGTAACGTTTGGGAAATTTGGGAAGAACTAAATCCTTCCGATCCTCCTCCAACTCTGGAAGACGGACAGACTTGGAAAGGAGCCCGATTGTCCGAAACGTTGTTAGGCGCTGAATTATATTGGTTAGTATATTAGGAGTTTATAATGAGTAATCTAAGAGGTTTAAATTTTCCGACAAACGGTAAACCGGTTTTCAAGGCGACTTTGAAACCGAACACAACCGCATGGAAGACGAGATTATAGAACGTTTTTCCGATCTCGTTTCAGGTGAAGTTTTGTCCGGTGGTGATCTTACTCCTGGCGCAAGTCCAAATACGATAAACCTTACGGAAATTGTAGCGTATGATTCCAAGGGAAGGCGGATTCGCGTAGCCGCACAAAATAATCTTCTCGTAACCAGACAGAACTTAGACTCGTTTGTTGTTCTGCGGCACAAGTTTCAAATCGAGACTTCCTCGTATCTCGATTCTAGCGGATATGCAAATACATACCGTCAAAACTCGTTCGAGATTTTGTTTAAAGAAACTACGGATTCGGAAGACGTTGTTCTTTTTAAGATTCGTAGTTTAAACGGTGCAATTTCTATTTTAAATGATCTTCGATCTTTGTGTCGTATAAAGCCTGGCAATATCCGTGACAACTCGGTTACGAATTCTAAGTTAGACACGGATATTAAGGTTGGTTCTTTATCTGCGTTAGTCAGTCGTTTTAATAGTTCGATGCGTTCGAGTATTTCAAGCGCGCTCAATGCACTTGAAAGCTGGATCAGTGCGGAGGAAGCCACAAGGCAAAATGATATATTAGGATTAACAAATCTTATCGTTCCATTAGGTGGCATTGTCGAAGATAGTTTAAATATACTATCCTCATCTTATCTTAAAGACGCAAATGCTCAAGTAATTTCCAGAACCACATTTTCCGCACTTTGGAATCTGGTTCGTCGTAATGTTACAGGGATCGTTCCCGCAACGGATCGAATCAGTTGCACAAATCACGGTTGTATCGAGGGACAACTTGTAAAGTTTTCTTTTACAGGAGGCGGGATTGCAGCATTAACAAATTATTATGTTCGTAATCCAACCACCAACGACTTCCAGATTTCTTCTACCTCTACCGGTTCTATTTTAGATCTAACCTCTTCTCAAACAGGAGAAATGATTACAAATATTGAATACGGTTTTGGAGACGGTTCGAGTACATTCAACGTTCCGGACCGTCGCGGAATTTTCCCGCGAGGTGCCGGGATACACGGAACTAGAGCAAAAGCAGCTGGCGGGAATTACGATGGTGGCGCAGTCGGATATGCGGGACAGGATCTGATGTTTGATCATCGTCATAATTTTACATATAACAATCCCTTTGGTCTTATTGGAGGAACTGGATCGTATTGGTTATCTGGCGGTGGTACAAACGCGGGAAACACAAATTTGGTTATACTAGAGCCAATAACCGACGGGATCAATGGGACACCACGAAGGGGGAACGAAACCACCCCTGCATATATTGCCGTAAAATACAAAGTGAGAGTAGCATAATGAATTATATATTAGACAAATTGAATAGACAAGTTGTTTGGATTAACGCAGATTCAAACCAAATGTCAGGTACGAACGCTTGGGCAAATTTTAAACCAAACCAGCATGAAATTGTATATTCACTTCATTATAACCCGCAAGTCGGGGAATTATTTCTTGCGGAAATCAAAGATGGAATTGCGCAAGATTTTGAATCGAGAAAGGTTTATAACAAAATCTCGAAAGAAGAAAGAATTTTACAAAGCTGGGAAGAGCAAATTAATCCGGAAACAGAAACAGATCTCGAACCTCTAAAGAACGAAGATGGTTCTTTGTTGCCATTCCAAATTTATACAGAAACAGATGGCTGGATTATCGATCTTATTCAAAAGAAAGATTCTTTGATTAAACTTGTAGATTCTATATGTGAATCAAAGATTATTGCCGGCTTTGTTTCCAATGCGTTAGATACACCGCACTTTTATGGCAGTGACAGAGACGACCAGCTAAATCTGGTCGGTTTAGTTTCTTTGAATGCTTCTGTTTCGTGCAAATGCACAAATGAAAATGGAATCAAAGACTACAGAAATCATACAGCGAATCAAATCAAACAAGTCCTAAGCGACGGAGCTATTCGGAAGACGTTGCTTTTGCAAAAAGCTGCAAGTTTAGAAGTTTTACTACAATCTATAGAGACAGTTGATGAATTAGATAAAGTTAATATAACTTTGGGCTGGGACTGACGAGGAAAGTTATGATTACCGAAAACGACCTTACGGACAAAGTAATAGCAAAAGATGTTTTAGGATGGGAGTATGACCCAGATATTGGATGGCGTACAAGAGCAAATACTATTGAAAATCGTTTGCCTTCATTCAAAACTGATGCGCGATGGACCGGTTTACTTTGGAGTATAGCGCTCCCCATCATGCAGAAAAACTATATCGGAATTGAAGCTGGCTTTGATAGCATCGAGGTTAATAATTGTTTTTATGATGAGGTTTTTACGTCATCTTCTATTAATTCAGCTCTGGCTCTGATTGTTTTGAATAAGGATGAGTTATAAGAGATGGCAGTTATAATAATTGCGATGACTCGCCGCCTTCTGTTTGTTTATCTGCTTATTTGTTTAAATTGGAAATATATATTTGGTTTAGATTCTGACTTCTCACTTGCGCTATTATTCTGTTTAATGTATGAAATTGATTCTTTGGTCTGGTAGCTTAAAAGGGTGAACAGAAAAAATGATTAATGAAGATGAAAACAAAATCGTCCAATTCAAGGAACTTGGAACTTGGTCAGTTAAGAAATCGAATAAAAAACCCAAATGTAATCATGACTCTGCTTATATAGTTGAAGGATCTCCTTATCTTCAATGCCAAACCTGTGAAGAGGATTTAGATCCAATTTGGTTTATGACTTCGTATTGCGGATCAAGAACAGGTGAAAGAATGGAGGGTGAAGCGTTTGACGGATAGGATAAACGACCTGACTCAAGAAATTGAAAATCGAAATCGGGTTAAATGCGAACATTGTGGGAAGTTTACAAAGATTTTTAAATAGCTATGAATTCAGTGCGTGATATAACATTAAATTATTTCAAACTAACATTTAGCAGAAGACTCGCAATTGCTGAAAAATTCAATCTTTTGGAAGAAGAGGATATAGATCAACCAGACCATGAAAGATTTCGCCGAGTCTTATCACGAGCAAAGGAACGTAGTTTATTACGTGAAATAGATTCCGAAATTACAATTGAGCTTCAAGAAAGCTATAAGGAATAGTAAAATGACGCAACAACAACGTAATGACTATATCGCTGAAAAAATTTTAGGTGCAAAGAAAAAAATTCTTTATCACACCTGGTTGTATGTTAAGGGAAAAGAATTCCATCCCCCATTTGAATGGGAATTTTCGAAAGGTGAAACTTTTAACTCAAGGACTGATTTCGAATCTCTTCCGGAATGGGTTGGCCCTATTTGTGGAGTAGTGTTTCCGCTGCTTGCACAGAAAAATTGGTGCATTTCATTTTTACACAATGGACATGTAAGTTTGAGAGATTCAGAAGACTGGGCAATATTAAATATTAGAACAGGATCGCTTGCAACGATTCTTATTGATGCTCATATAAAAATTTCAGAAGAATAAGTCAATGTTCAGTAACGTTTTTAGTGCAC